AAAATTTTGCAGTTTATCGAATTGATTCACCGCACGTTTCAAAAGATTTTGGATTGCGATTGCCAATATCTTCCACTTATCAAATAGTAAAACCTTTTAAGTTTTGAAATGTTCTTCTACAATCTGCGCCAATCTTTCTTCGGCAAATGGAGTAAGATTTTCTCCTGATTGGTCAACCGGATAATAGGGTCGAGCGGGAAGATTTTTATATTTAGCCCCAAATTGGTGTTCATCAGCATAAGGCGCACTGTTAGTAAGTGTCGCCTTATTTTCTTCTACACTATGTTGAAATGAGTTAATCAAATTTCCTTTAAGAATCAAATTAGGAGTGCGATTACCGCCCTTCTTGGCATCGGCATATTTAGGAGTCAATTCTTGCCATTCTTCCGGCCTTGCAATTCCAGTCTCGCCAAAGTTAAGCATTGTCACATCTTGCAAGTCACCAATCAATTGAAATAGCAATCGTTTTCTCCCTTCACCTGAAACTTTAGATTTCAGATTTAGAAAAAGCGGAGTCCATTCATTTTTGGTTATTTGCATTTTTGATGGCTAGGACTTCTGATTTATCAAATAGATAAGGTGCTTTCCTTGCGTCAGAAGAGCGAACCCCAATCAGCTTGCCAAGACGACACCACTTTATCACAGTGTTAATGTGCCAGCCTAATTCTTTGGCCGCTGATTGGGTATTGATTAGCTCAATTCTTTGCTGGATTAGCATGGTCGGCTTTAGACTTGTTGATTTTGTCTCCTGCGCCTTCATTCGTATTTACTTGGGCTTGAGGTTCAAAAACTTCTAGTTTGTAGCCAAAAGCATTAGTCAATTTCTGTTCTTCACTTGCATTAACTCGTATTCCAGACAAGTAGAGAGATTGCAGAGTTTTGGCAAGCATAGCTTGTTGTGCTGCGCTTACACCCCCTCTGACAGCGCGGCAACGACCTTTGTAGCCATTGATTTCAAGGTATGGTTCAAATACCTGTTTCCATTGCATATCGCAGAAAGCCCGTTTATCAAACAATGCCCATTCTTCTTTTACGTCAGAGTGCAAATCAGCTACGCCACTGCCTCCCATCATTCCACTGCCTTTAGACGAAGTAGAAAGGGTTTGACCAAGAATAGCTTTAGTTTTTTCCGTGTTACAAAGTTCAATGAATTTAGCGTAACCGTCCGCCATGCCGGATGATTGAATTTCTTTCAAATCAATCTTAGCTTGAGGCGGGACAATCAAAGCGTTGACTTTGGTAGCCTGATTAAACGCTTTTGTCAGCAAGTCAAAAACATTTTTGTTAGCTGTATTGGCATAAGCTACCGCAAAAGGAGAAGCGTAGCGTTCCATCGCTCGCGCAAACCAGTCCCGTCCGTTTTGAGAAAAAAACCACCAGAAAATTAGACTCCGTAAAGTTCCACCATAATTTTCTCGCATGGAAGCCGTTGCGACATTGGCTGAATGAAGAATATGCCGAGTAGGGTCAGGCTTATAGCAATTATTCATCGTCCAATCAATCAGCCCATTTGCGTAGGTAGAATAAAAGCGCAAATCGCCATGCCAATCATTAGGATTCCAAATCAATACATCATTCTGATTCGGATTGTAAGTCGGATTCATCGCAGTAATGTTCTGCGTGTCTTGAATCGGCATTGCCCCTGAATTAGTCATTAACCCTTGCGGAGTTAAACCACCTTGCGGCATTGACCCTGCCTGATTGACATTCCAATAAGCTACTTTGTAAGTAAAAAGTGCGTAAGGAATTGGATGAAGTTTTTTGAGGCGATAGCGGACAGGGTGACGAAATTTGTGTTCTTCAAATCCATCTACCGGAGCATAAATCTTTTCTGCGCCTGCAATCGGCCAAATGTGACCATTAGCCAAATGAACCATGCCTTCGCGCCAATTGTCACAATTATAAATCATGTCCTGACAAACTTCCGATGCAATCACATCGTCAGGATTATCTTTGTCTAAAGGTTCAATTGTTTCCGTTTGACCCATGAATGACATGATACGCTTGCCAATTTCAGCTTGCATATGCGAATCATTTTCAATCATGTCGCGGAAAAGAGCGAAAAGGTAATAAGGCTCACCCCTTTCCGAAGTCCGAATCGCTTGCTGAATGTTGGCTAAAGTTACTGCGTTACCGATTTGAGTCGGTTCCCCTAACCCACTAAGACGAGCAAGCACTTCTTCTGGCAAAGTCATGCCCAAAACATCGGCAATTTTGTTTTTAGCGGCAAATTTTAGCTCTGAAAAGTTCATTTAATTTTTGACATTAACTAACCTTATACTTGAAAAATAGCAATCTATTTGTTAGTTATCAGCCAAAGATTCGTCAAATTCTTTGATTTCGGCTTCTATATCAATCATTTCGGGATTTTCCCTAGATAATTCCGATAAGGATTTGTAATTACCCATTTTCATCGGAGTTGCGGAAGAAAGTAGGGAAGAATAGGCCATTACTAAAAGGTTCCTAGTGGCCTCCAAAATATCGTCGCCGCCGTCCCCGTTTTCATCGGCATTCATTTTCAAAATGTCATTAGGTTTTTTGGGGTCACATTGGGCAGATTGAATTTGTGTCACTAATTCTGTGCAATTTTTGTGAATAAATAATCTTGGCTTAATATGATTTTGAGGACTGCCAAGCAATTCGGCAAATTGACTCCAAGCATTAACGCGGTCAATGTGAACCGGAGTCAGCATGATTCCGCGCTCTTGGTATTCGGTTGCCACAGTTGAGCCGTCTTTATCAACCCTAAAGCAATCTCTGCCAGCCGCAATAAATTCCAAATCTTCAATGTTCAATCCATGAAGGGAAATAATGTCGCGGATATTTGCGGCGTGTTCTTCAATCAAAGTATTACTAGCCATGTAGGTAGCAACAATGAAAATTTCTCCATCTTCCGTTTCGCAGCCTAATGTAAATGCGTTAGGGTGAGAATAGCCGTAGTCCAATCCCGCAAACCATCGCGTAATCGCTCTGGGATTCAATTTGGTGACTTCGTTTGGATAGACATGAATATCAGCATGGAAATTAGAAAAGAATGCCCCTGCCATAAATTCCCATGAGCCGTGAAGCCAAGCCTCGCGTTGCCAACCAACTAGCTTTTCCAAGAAAGCCTTATAGCCTTCATCTACAAATTTATTGTCGTCAACCGTTGAATGTATGTAGCGAGTTTCAGTTTCCTTTTTAGCTTTCCACGGGTCAACAAAAAGCATTTTATGGTCAGCATGAGATACGCCACCGGGGTTTGTGTCCATGTAGCATCTTGGTCTCCAATTAGTCTTATTTGTCCGCAAGCAAGATAAGATATTCATAATCTTGCTTCTGGTAAGCTGATTGCACTCCATGATATAGATTAAGTCATATTCAAGACCTAAATACTTATCAATGTCCTTTTCGTCTTTGAAGTTTCCAAGAATAACCATTGACCCATTTTCAAATTCAATAGACTGCGCCTGCTCTCTGTAATTGTGCGGAAGATTGCCAAGAAGTTTTTTGCGGAAGTCGGCAATCTGTTCTTTATTTGCTCTACCTACTTTGCGAAGGCATAAGACTTTCAAGCCTTTAATCCGTTGGCAATCATCGCAAAAAATTTGGGCTAGGATTGTATTTGATTTACCAGAATTATGAGTAGGAATTAAATTTTTTCCGCAAAGAAATAAATTAGATTCGGAGTCAACCGTTATGCAGGCTGTCGGAACTGCGTCAATTTTTTTAGCTGAAACTATGTAGTGATTAGTCAGATTTACTCGCACATCAAAATTCTGTCGGCATAATTTTCTGTCCAAGCTAAATGCTCCAAATTTTGAAGTGAATGAAACTGTGTAAGAAATTCCACATTCCTTTCCGTAAAGTTTTGACATTTTTGAACGGACAAATGGTTTTACGCCTAGCGATGATAAAAGAAAGCAAAGCCCATCAATAATTTTTTTATTCTTATTGTCAAAGCAAGAATTCCCATCACGCCCGCAAGTCCCGTCAGAATCCATTAGCCCCTTAACAAGTTCAAGACGCTGTTCCGAACTAGCCATCAAATAGGCTTCTGGAATGTGCTTGTTGTTCAAAATTCCAGCAAGTCGTAATTGGCGATGCAGTTCGCTTACATTCCAAGCATATTTCTGCTTGGATTTATAAACCTGATAGCCCAATGATGCGATTTTATCAATTATCTGTCTATCAGCGGAAGTGATTCTTCCGCAGGCAGTATGTCCGTCACCAAGCCATATTCCTAAAAGATAAGGCGGAATTGGCAAATTTGATTCCGGCATATCTAGCTTGTCACAGCATTTGATTCTGTGATTGACTTCTCTTCCGCTTCTAATTTTTACCGTTTCAAAAATTTCTTTGGTTGTTTTTAATGAGCTATCAGGCGGAAGCGGCAGAACATTTTTACCAACCAAGCATGGCTTGCTTTCACCGCCTCTTTGAACTCTTCTTTTAGCCCTATATTCTTCGCTCCTTCTTGTGATTTTGCTTTTTTCGTTTTTTGAAGTAGTCAACCATTCGTGACTATGATTTGAAATTATTTTCTCGCCGCAATCAAATTCAAATTCATAGCAATCGTCGTTGAACAAGTCGCTTTTTCCAATGACATTGCATTGCTTGCCTTTTTCGTCAAAGACAATATCGCCAATCTCAATTGTTCCCATTGTTTTCCATCCCGACAAAGTAAGGATTGGGGTATCTAAAGCCAATGGGCCGCGCCCGCCCCCAGCAAGAATAGATTTAGGGCCATCCGGCTTATCGCACTCACGGCATTTAGCCGCAATTTCCATTTGTTTAGGTTGCAAGAAAACACCCGCCATAATAAAATTGGCGACTTGCTCCATTGGGCAACCATACTTCACGCCCATTTGACCCATCTTGGTAGATAGGTCAAATAGCACTTGGTCAGCCTGCGATAATTTTTTCTGTTTAT